GCACCGAATGCTATAAACGCAATTGATACTGCTGCTGTTATCTCTGCAATAACGCCTTTTATATTGTCCGATAGTTTATCCCAATTCGGTACAATAGCTGTAGCCATAGTCAATGCACCAGCTGCCAAAAGCGCAAGACCTATAGGCAGGTTAATGCCCGAAAAAGCCAAAATTGCGCCAACAGTTATAAACGCTAACGATACAGCAGCGGTTATAATTGCTATTACATCCTTCACTTTTTGAGGCAACTTGTCCCAATTCATGAGCGCGTTTGTTGCAATGCCTATTGCACCAGCTGCTATGAGTGCTATGCCTAAAGGCACATTTACGCCCGATAAGGCTAACAATGCGCCAACCGCTATAAGTGCGCCAAGTACAATGCCTTTAATTGTGGTCAGGGCATCTCTAATATGATCCGTGCTCTTTTTCCAATTGATAATTGCCGCAGTTACGAGCGTAGCAGCACCAATTGCCATAAGAGCAATACCTAAAGGAATGTTTGCCCCTGAAAATGTCAAGATTGCTCCCAGTGCAAGCAATGCGCCGCCAACCACACCGAGAATTAAAGCTAACGTATTTGCAATTCCGTCGGTCATGCTATTCCAATTCAGTTTAACCGCAACAACTAAGCCAGCAGCGCCAGCCGCCATGAGCCCCAAGCCAAGAGGTATATTTGCACCACTAAGTGTTAGAAGCGCACCAACTACAAGTGAAGCTCCTGATATAATAATGAATAACTGCGCAAGGGCTTCCTCAATGATGTTTTTCAGTTTATCGATTTTCATTTCAATCGCATCACTGAGAAAATCATACTCAGGCAATTCAAATTCAAAGCCACCGCCACCGCCGCCTGCACCGCTGCCGGAAGATGATTTGTCTTCCGGCTTAAATACATTCAGCTCGTCAAAACCGGCAGTGTACTGTTTAAGCTTTTTTGCAGCGTCGCCAGCACCTTCAAGATTGTCCTCAAGAGCGCCAGCGCCGCCTGCTGCATTATCAAGGCCGGAATAATCAATGTCCGTCAACTTAAATCCGAACAAACTTGCTATAGCATTTGCTATTTCTCTTATAACCCTCAAAATAGCAATCGCCACGGGGAGTATCGCGTTGAGCATCGGGATAAAGATATCGCCTATTGCTCTCGCGCACATAGTAAACTGCGCCTGCAATATTCTGAGCTGATTAGCCGGGGCTTCAAGCGAACGTGCCATATCACCCTGTGCAGTCGTTACCTGTGTCATAATAGCGTAATAACGTAGCTCGGCTTTCTCGGCCTGAGTCATTGCCGATACACTTTCATTGATGCCCAGTGTATACGCCGTCTGCTGCAAACGTGCCTGAGACAGGTCATAGCCCAACCTACGTAGCGGCTCAAGCTCGCCGGAAATGCCGGACTGCAATTTTAACATTGCATCTTCAACGCTTATATTAAAGAACGAACTTATATCATAGCCTAATTGCGTCAGGTTCTTGCTCATCGTGTATGCTCGATCTGAAACAGAGCCAAAGCCCTCTAAGAGCGTGTTAAATATACCCTGATTGCGCATCCACTCGGCAGGGTCAATACCCATGACCTCAGATACAGTCTCGGCGTATTTCTTTGCTTGTTCGGCATATTTGCCCATTGATGCAGTGAAGAGGTTTAAGTCTTCCTGATATTTATTCGACTCTGTAATAGCCGAGCTTATCAAATTCGACACCGTACGCAGCGATAAAGCAACGCCGCCCAATTTGAGAAGCCCTGCCGCTTTGCCGAATTTGCCAACGCTTTTCTTGCCCTTTTCGCTGGACGAGATAAGTTTTTGAATTTTCGATGGAAACGCCGAGAAACCGTTAGATACCTTTTGCATCTCATCAGCCAGTGGCTTCATAGCCGTAGCCAGCTCCGACATTTGCCGCGTGAATTTATCAAGATCAACTTTTTCAAGCTCTCCGACGACTTCGGGGAGCTTTTTTATTTGATTAATAAATGTAGTCAGTTTCGATTTTCCGAGCTCAGAAAGCGGCCTGAGACCGTCTGCGAGGCCGACAAGCTTATCTTTTGTGCTTTCGTTAACACCGGCTAAAGCATCGTTTATCGCCTTTATCTGGTTGGCAATAGAAGATGATATAGTAACCTTTCCAACGCCCTTAAGCACACTGAGTGCACCTGCCAGAGATGAAATCTTACTTGCTGCATCCGACTGACTAAAGCCCTTTAAAGCATCGTTTAATTTTCTAATGCTGTCAGCGGTCTTACTAAGTCCACCCGTGCCGCCTGATGTAGCGGTTTTTAATGCCTTGAGTGTATCTATCAGAGCTTCCAAGCCTTTGACCGTATCTTTGCTGTCATTGACTATCTCGAACTCCAAGCCCTGAATTTCTACATTATCAGCCATCCGTTACACCACCTTCTTCTTTAAATCTCTTGTTATTTGACATCATAAATGCCTGCATAAACGCTTTTGCCTTTTCGTCCTGCCTCTTTTCAATCACCTGTTTCTTGCGCGTTTCATCGTTCCTGCTAAACAGCTCATAAGGCTGATTTGCATACGGCGTAGGCTTAGTGCCTTTCTTCGCAAACGCTCGCAATATAGGAGCAACGTCGATCAATGCCTCGTAAAAATAAGCGCCCTGCAACCACGCATCTTGATTTTTCAAATCCTGTTTTATCTGCGCTGCACGGCGGTAATACTTAACTAAATCGCAATCTTGCTCCCAATACTGCTCATAGGCCATGCCTATAGACAGGTAATACGGAAAAAGCTCATAAAATTTGTCTGTGTAAGCAAAACGGGGGATGGGGCTTCGTTCGCCTCCACCCCCCACGTTTACGGAAGAATGGCCGCTTACCAGCCAGCCTTCCAGCTCAGGTTTCCCTCATCGTTCTCCTGCTCGGGCTCGTCAAGCAGCGCCATAAGCGGCTCGTTGTACATCTCCACAAGTGCGCCTATAAGCTCGTCCTTGTGGTTCAGCTTTGCATAAATTGCGTCAATCACATCACGCTTAACAAAACGATGATGCGCAAGAAACGCACCCGCAAAAAGCGCGGGAAGAAGCGTCATAGGCTTACGCTCCATGTCAGCAGCCACAAAGCCGTTTTTCTCCATGAGCTCGATTGTCTTTCGAGTAAATTCCAGTGTATATGTAACGCCGGAAACAGGATCGTTAATAGTAAGCTGTTTTGCCATGATAAATCCTCCTTATCAATTTGGCTTGTAATCAGGTGTCAGAAAAAGCAATAGGTGTAGACGGCGCGATGGTAATAGTCATGCCCACAACTTCATTTACGCCGCCGCCGACGGGATAAACAGAAAGCTCGCCGTCAAAGCTAAACTTGCCGTTAGAACCGTCTGGGGTAACAGTGCCGGAAACCTCCGTGCCGCCAAACCATACCGCATAGCTGGCTTTCTTACCTTCAAGAGCCTTGAGCGTCTTGAAAGTGGCCATGTCGTAGTTTGCGGAGAACGACAGGCCATCAAGAGACTGAATGCCTGCAATATAGGTCTGCATGTTGTCACTCAGAGTAGTGGTTTCGAGCATTTCGGGCTCGCCGCCGAGATCGGGGAACTCTTTGATATCAACAAGCTTCGACCAGGTATCACCTGTGTCACCTTTCTTCATCAGAAAGACTTTATATGTACTTATCGCCATAATTTACCTCCTATAAAGATTAGTACCGTCCGTTTCTGCCTTGTATCGGGCAACGAGCCGGTAAATTGTCGCATTTTCCATATTTGGAACGGGCGAAAGTGATATTCGCCTAAAATTCTTTGAATACATCAAACTATCGATGAACGTTATAATCTCGCGGCAAGCCGCTTTTTTACCAACGCTTTTGTTGGAATAAACGTTCACCTCATACATCAGCGTCGAAAACTCAACACTACCGCTGTCCATGTGCGCCTGTGTCGTGTAATTGTCCTGCTCGACAATGCTCACATAAGGGAAACCAGGCGGAGTGTTTATATATTCGCCGCTTACGATAATGCCGGGGAATTTGCTTCTGAGCGCTTTGGCTATCGGCGTGTATATCTGATTTTCAATGTCGATCATTTAAACACTTCCTTTGCCAAAGCAGTTAAGCTTGCTTCCAATTCCTTTACCGTTTCATACATCGGCATGTTTGCCGGATTGCCTTGCGTAATAACAACGGTGCTGCCGTCGGGCTTTTCTCTGACGATACCGTTAGAGCCGGGTTCACCGTAATAGCCCCATGATGATTGCTTGCCGTGACCATCACCGTACTCGCCGCGAGCCATACCCAGCTCACCCGCTTGCGGATGATTGTCGGGATAAGTAACGCCTGTACCGAACTCTATAAACAGCGTTGCCGTGCCCGTGGCGACTATTGCCATAGTGTTTCTGTCTCGTTCTTCGATCTTCACCACAACATCATTCGTGCCGTCATAGATCGCAGTGCCGAACTTAGCGCTCGCCGCGTTGTAACCCATTTTCGCCAAACGCCTCAGAAACTCGTTTGAGCGCTCTTTGAGCCACACGTTGTATTCGTTCACGCTTTTTATCAGCTCCGCAATACCGGCATTAGACAGCGGTACAACGACCTTTTTCACGACACATTCACCTTTTGAATTGCATACGCAATGGCATTAAGCGATTTTGCAACGCGCTTTACAACGTAGTCATAAAGTGGAGTGCCGTCCTCGCTGTATTCAGGCAGCTTATCAACAAACAAAACCGAGTTTTCGTCAATCGGACAAGTCAGGTCGTCAGTAACGATCACCTTGTCATAACCCGCGAAATTGCCGAACTGTTCTATCTGTGCCGTGCCTGTAGCCGACGAAACATTAGCTCTTAACTTAACGGCGGGTTTGTAAATCAACCTTGAGCCGGTTTCGTTGCCGTATTCATCCTCAACGATTTCCTTGCGGTCATAGAGCTGATACCAAAACGCCATTTTGTTTCGCTCTAATATCTTCATGCGTCACCTCCGAGGGTGGACGCAAAAGGCACAACATCTCTCAACAGCGCAGAAGGGATATCGGCATTGTCATAAGTGCGCGATATTCCATTTTCACTATGTGCCGTCTCCCCTTCTGCACCGCGTTTGTTGATTAGATAAACTGCGATCTCGACCTGAACATACTCATAGCGCTCAGGCACATTCTGCGTAGCAAACGTAAAGGGATATGCTTTCCTGCAAACCTTATTCCCGGCGATTTTAAGGTAAGTGGACAGAACGCTTTCATCCGTCTCGCCGGTCATAGCTTTAACCATTGCCAGTTTTTCAGTTTCCGTCATGCTGTCCACTCCTTTCGATTAAACGTTTTTATCAGCCACCGGTAGAGCCAGCGGTTTTGAAATCAGCTGCATTCGCAACAAATACGCTGCGACTGTAAGTAGGCGCGGTAAACGAGGTCGAAATGCCGGTAAACTTGCCGTGATACCACTCGGGGCCATGATCGAGGCCGATCTGACCAAAGAGCTGATATTTCTGACCCGCGCCGGTCTTAGCAAGCTCTTCAAGGAAGAAGTTGCCCTTGCCGGGAACGGGCTGGAACACAGGGGCAAGAACGTCGAGGTTCAGCAACAGCGCAGTGCCACCGGGCAGGTATTCACCGAGGTACAGGTAAACAACACCTATCGGGGTAACGACGCTCGACAGCGCGATACCGTTGATCTCACGAGACGCAGGGACTACCGACAAGCCGTTTTGTACCGCATCAGCGTTGATCTGGAACATGGTAGTTGCATCGCACCACAGGCACAGGCCGGTAGTGGGCGCATTCTGACCATAGATTTTCTTGACCATATCTGCGATATCCCACAGGCCGAGAGGCTTGGATGCCATTGCCTTGGTGTTGGTAGTAATAGCAGGGACGAGACCACGGGTCTTGTTGATCTTGCTGTCATCGGTGGCCTTGCTATATACGCCGTTAATGAAGGTGTACTCGATATCGGCATTGATCTTCATCATCTTTGCAGCAACCTGAAAATCGAGCTCGTTCATGGGGTTAGCCTGCTGATTGACAATATTGATGCCGCTCAGAGTGCCCATGTTCGACTGCTTTGCATAAGAGATGCCTACGCTTTCCTGAAAGATCTGAGTAACGTTCGTTTTCTGCTCACGAGTTACTACAGTCGCATCGGGCGCAGTAAGCGATGCGGTCTCGCTGATAGCAGGCTGAGCACCGCCGTCGGAAGTAAACTCCTGACCGGTAACGAACTCAACATGATTGGTCGTCTTTGCCCTGCCGCCTATGATCGAGGACAGCGGAGTGCGGGTATTACCCTTGTTAAAAAGCATTCCGGAGTAGTTAAGTACCCCAAAACTTGTAGCAAAAGTATCTGCCATAATTGGTTTTCTCCTTTATTCATTCTGAATTTGCGCCTCCGCCTGAGCTTTAAGGCGCGTGTAATACGCAGCTGCCGTAAAATCTCCGGCCTTCTGCGCGTTTGAAATCTTTTCGTCGTAATTTACAGACTCGTTACCGCCCTGACCAGGTGCAGGTCTCGGAGTCTTTTTAAGAGCATCTGCTTTAACTCTTTTCGCGTAATCATCAAGAAACTTCTGATTATTAGCAAAAACCTGTTCGCTGTTGCCCTCTGCCATTGCCTTAGCGGTTTCCTCTGCGAGCGTTTCGTCATAGCCCTGAGCGATAAATTTAGCTTTATACTCGGAAACCTTTTTGCCCTCGCGCAGCTCGTCAAGCTCTTTCTGCATCTGCGCGATGCTGTCAGCCTGCTCCTGCTTTTTGCGTTCGTCTTCAGAAAGAAGCTCATTGTGCTTTTTCTTCCACGAAGCGGCCTCGGAATTGGCTTTAGACGCTGCGGATTTGTACTTTTCCAGCTCTGTCGAATTGTCGTTATACTCGAACGCTTCGAGAGTCTTGATTTTCTCCTCGGCGGTCATGTTTTCATAACCGTCAATACTGCTTACATCGATTTTTGCCATGATGATTACCTCCTGCGTTTAACAAGGCTGTTCACTCAGCGCTATTTTCTGTTTTTGGTGGGGTTGTCTCCCCTCTGCGATTTAGGTCTTCCCTGACCATTAACGCCTTTCGGCGATTGAATACTTTTTGTTGCTGCCTTTCTCATGCTGACCGCCATCAGCGAGCTTTCACGGGCGCTCCGCAGAGCCCGGGGGCAACAGGAAGGAAAAGAGAATAACAAAAAAAGGACTACCGACATCTTTTCGATATCGATAGCCCCTAATTGGCCGTTCCTAATACCCTATGTAATAGGCTGTTCGTATTTAGTTTTGCTTTTGATCTCCCAAACGCAAATTTTATTGTTCTTTACGCCGATCTCAATTCTGCTGCGTTGGCTCAGTGCCTGTTCTATCGCCGTTATCATCTCCGGCGTCAGCTGCACCGCCGCTCTCGGTTTTGCCTCCATTAGCTATTACCTCCGCAGCCTTTTTCTGCTGCTCTTCCATATACTCCATACTCATTCTGTAAGCGAGCTGCGGATCGCTGAATAGGCCGCAGTGTGTAAACGCCAGCACTGGCGCGATTTTAGGATTAGCGAGCATCGTAGTCAACACGTTCGCTTTTTCGGTAATATTCTCGTAATTTCGCCTCGTAAAGCGAATTTCAAGATTTGATAGCTTCAGGCTCAAATCGCTCAGATCACGGCAAATGCGCAGCAGCAATTTAAGAAACTCTTTCTCCGCTTTTTTAAACACAAGCTCCGTATCTTTAGCTCTTGCCTCGGCGGATGACCAGCCGTCACGCATAATAACGGCTGAACCGGTATCCGATGTTGAAGAACCACCGTTTCTGTTCGGCATACCGCAAATTGTCAGCACAGTGTTATACATACTGTCGACAAGCGTCTGAGTTTGCGTTTGATTCATCTCGGAAGTAAGATATTCAATTTCTGCTTTGAACTGAGGATCAATGTCCTTGAACTTGATCGCGCCCTCGTTACGCAGTTTTGAAAAATCGTCGCTCGAAATGTCGACATTGTGGAAAAGCATAAGCGCCTGAACAAACTGCTCAACACCGTCAATACGGTTGCTTTCGGTCGTATTTATAGCATCCAAAAGCGGCAGCACAATTTCAAAAGCGCCAAGCCTTGCAGCGTTTGCAGGGTATTCAATGATCGGAATACCAAGTATCTGATCTTCACTGCGCGTGATAGTAGACAGGTTCTCTATCTCATAATAATGATCTCGCGTGTAACAAGAATAAACAAGCGTTCCGTCCTCGCGGAGTATATACTTTACGCCCAACAGCGCCGGATTGCCAAGTTCACTTGAATAGACCACAAAAGCAAAACGCGGGTCAAGTGTAAATATCTCAAACGGCGCTTCATCTTCCTCTATGTTCACATTCGCGTCAGGCAGAATCATCCGATAAGACGTGCCACAAATATGAAACCAATCCGCAAGCTCTTTGTCCTTAGCGGCCTTGTCCTCAGATATCACATAGCTATTAAGCTTCAGCACCTTAGACGCAATACTCTCCTCGTCATCACGGCTGACATACTGCACAGGCTCGCCCATAAGATAGCCGACCTTAAACGACACAATCTCATTAGCGCGATTTTCCACGATCTTGTTGCAAATCTCCGGTCTTACGTCCTTGACCCTATGAATAATCGGCTGATCTCCGCAATAATAGCGATAAAGATAGTCAATATCCGCGCTATTCTGTAGGTGCACAAATAGTGCTTTTTTAAGAACATCAACTATATTTTTTGCGTTGATCTCAGCGACATCCGTGTATATAACACGCCGCCCAAACAACATACGTCCCGCTATTTGTGACACCTCCTTTACTAATTCCTACATTATTATATATTTAATTCTGTGTCAAGCAAAACTATCATACCTTGAATTATTTCTATTTTTTGTCATTTCACGCACTAACAAGGCCGCTTAAACACTTCTACTTTAGCGCCGTTTAAGCTCTGAGCGAATTCCGCAAACATAGCCATTCCGTCAGGTACATCGTCGTGCTTGTTTTTACCAGCTACGGTGTACGAGCAAAGCATATCCATCATCCGGCCGTAATCCGAGTTTCGCTTATATTTGCTTTCGTCCAAAAACAAGCAGTGCTCTTTGACCCACGCTGAATTTACAATGATTTTTGTTTCCTTATTCGCCGTTGTAAATTTCGTTGTAATGTTGGTAATGCCGCCAAGCCTTTTAACCTCGCCTTGAATTTTCTCCGCCACACGTCGACCAGCCGAGTTGCTTTCAAAACGGCACATATTGACCTTGTCTCGCACAAGAATATCCGCGAGGCGAATATCTACAGTGTCAGGCAAGCCGTTATCGCAGATACAATCGCCGATATAATAATCCTGCCCATACACATAGCCAACAGGCAAAAACGCATAGTCAGCGCCTTTATCCTTAGTATCACATACGCCGATAACAGCGTCCGGCTCCTGCGTGGGCAGTTCAAAGAAACGCCGCAGCTCATCAGGATGATAAATAAGTCCTTCCCTCTCTATCGGCTGGTTCATGTACAGCGCTTTCCAGCTGACAGAGTCCATAATGTCCCGCTGCTCACGATAAAACTTTGTAGTAAACCCTACGCCGTAATCGTAATCAAAATTGCTCTCGTCGTTCTCGTTCATAGCGGGAAAGCGAATGAATTTCGCACGAGGGTTATTCTCATACTCCCGTTCCAAGCGGCCTATAACATCATGTACGCTCCACCGAGTAGCGATATGAAGCTCTTTGCATTTATCGCCGATCTTACGCTGCCTCAAGTCAGTGGTATACGTCTCCCACAGCTTGTCAAGCCGCTCCTTAGAGAGTGCAACTTCAATACCCGACACCAAGTCATCACAGTAAAGCAAATTCGCAGCGCGGTACAAACCGGCGTTTCCTGTGCCTATAGAGGTAAACTCCAGCGTCTCAAAACGCTGACACTTATCAAGATCGATGCGGCAATCCTTAGCGTTTGTGCTGCTGACCTGAACGGCGGGAAATACGTCATGCCAAAGATATTCGCCCTGCGCGTCGAACAGCCTCAAGCACTCATCATACACGCCGCGTACAAACGAGTTGGAGTGACTGCCGGTAAGGTTCGGATGATTCGGATCGCGCCCAGCTATCCACGTAAGCAGGAAGATTGCAAGCGTGGTCTTGCCGACGCCGGGGGGTAAGCTCACGGCCAGTAGGTCGAGCTCATCGTCACCGCAAAGCGCCTGTAAAGCGTCAACCACAGGTTTCAGCTGCTTCTTTCGCGGCTGATAAAAGCGCTTATCCGCTTGCCTGTCAAGCTCCATATACGTCAAATAGCTGTCGAAATCGTGCGGTGCTTCAAACAGCAGGCACTTACGCCACTGCTCATAAAACGACGCTTTATCTGCGCTCACACGCAGCTGCGCAGCGCACTTTGCCTTTAGCGCCTTGTTAGCAGCGTGAGCCGCTGCGAAATCCTCAGCTTCCCATGCGCGACAAAGCGAGAAAAGATCCCCGTAAGCTCCCTTATCATCAGGTTTCTTATCAATCGCGGCATTTATAGAGCTCGCAAGCTTTTCGTAATTCATTCTAAGCACCCCAATTCTTGATACACTTTAAATATCTTCGGGAATTGAATAGCTATCCAATCAACCATTTCTTCGTTCTTAGCCCATGATTGATCTGACGCAGCAGCATTCCACTGTAAGCCACTTTCGTTTAAGAATGCATGGATTATCTCGTGACGCAAAGTGCAAGCCTCCGAGCTCTTACGCACTTCCTCCCTTTCGTCTTTCCAATCCTCAACCGTAGCCAAATCAAGAATGTAAATCTTACGATCACTGGCACAGCATAACCCACCGTAATGCATCCTTTCCATATATTCATTTTCGCCTGATCTCACCCGATAAACAGCGTACTTCGAGCCCAAAATATCGACCTTACGAATTAGTTTCATAAGCACCTCCGCCAAATAAAAAAGAGGCTACCCCTTTCGAGATAGCCCCTTAGCTGTCACCCTTGCCCTTGCAAGAGCCTACTTTATAAAATTCTCGGTATCACATACGCTAACAGTAGCGCGATACATATTATCACCAGCATATAACCGATGAGATTGAAAAAGTATTTCATTGCTTATTCATCCTTTAAGATTGCTTCGTGCTGACCTTGCACCCATTCGGCATCCTTGTTCGAGCGTTTACCGTAACGATACAGCCCCATATATACATTCTTATTTTCATAAATTGTCTGAACGGTGCTGATAACAAACGGCTTTCCGCTTCTGTTTAACTTCCCCTCTGCATTCAATCTGTCGACAACAGCTTGATAGGTCATGCCATCTCCGTCTTTCAATTTGAAAATTTCACGGACAACCTCAGCTTCCTCCGGCACAATAACCATCTGATGATTTTCGGCCCTATAGCCAAACGGCGTTCTCCCGCCGCTATAACCTCCGTTTGCAGACTTTACCGCTCTGCCGCCACTGGTACGTTTCGTTATATTGTTACGCTCCTGCTCTGCTACAAACAGCATCAGTGCCTTATAAACATTACCAAGCCCGGTATCATCATTGACAACTTCCTCTGTAGCGCTGATAAGCTTCATTCCGCGCTTTTCCAGTAGCATCATGAAATAATAATATAATTTAATATCTCTCGCCATACGATCAGACTTGGCAACAACAACAGCTTCAACAGGAGGATTTTTGATCTCACCATACAGGATCGAGTCCAGCTGCGGCCTATTTTCCTTAACGCCGCTTTCACCACGATCAACATACCAATTCATTATGGACATATCATGCTTATCACAATAATCAGCAATAATCTCTTTCTGCGACTCTATACCAAACTTATCATCCATCGCTTGAGCATCCGTGCTCACTCGGACATAAGCGATTACGTTCTTCATCAAAAAGTCCTCCGTGCGTTTCATTTACGATAACACAATATCATAATTACGGCACGTTGTCAATATCGTAATTGCAAAATTGTCTTTTTATTTTTCGCGCGATTTTTCGATGTTCGAGGCCGAGAAAGTCTTTTTATTTTTGCGAGTATTTGAGCTGCTAACCCCGCCCTGGCTGCGCGTTCCATTTCCCCCGCCCCCGGTACAGCCCTGCCGGGCATCGTGAACACCGTGCAAATGGACAAACACATATTTTTTACGATAAATCTTGATTTCGCTATTGACATTTACGGCAATTCATAGTATTATGTCACCGTAAACAAAAAAGCGCCCCCGAAGCCGTAGGAAGCAAACCGGGAGCGCGCCACACAAGGAGGCACCGCTATTATAGCACGGCCTCTGCGGAAAAATCAAGGAGGAAAGAACCATGAAGCAATATTTCAATGTAACTTTTCAGTATTCCGGAAGCGTGTATTGTGCGAATATCGCCCACGCTGAAACAGTGGCAGACGTAGAAACCCATTATAATAAATACGCATGGGTTAGCGTATCGCCCGCCGCTGATTATGAGGTAGAAGAAGCCCGCCGCCGTGGTAAGCCGATTGTTGAAGTAGACCCGCAGCCCGTGGAAGAAGCAAAAGAAGAACAAGAGGAAAAGGCAATGAAGATATTTGACAAGGTGTCCGCAGAACTGGGAGCCCGCAAGGATCGCAGCGCCTGGCAAAAGGGCGTTACTCTTTATGCCTTTGAGTTAGTGCAAAAGCTGCAAGAGCGGGCAAAGTATGAAGGGCGGAACCCTGAGCCCGGCGCAGAATGCAAGCTTTGGATGCTGAACGGGGCGGACGACTGGAACGACTATAGCTGGGGAGGTTCTTCCCTGATCTCTAACGAAGATATCGCGGAGCGCCTTTGTTGCCCGTCCGAACTCAAGAAAACCCGCAACGGCGAACGCAGGCCGAACAGCCAGGAAGAGTGGCTCGACACACAAGCAAGGGCATTGCACCAGGCTGCAAGCCGTGTATTGCGCTTGTATCGCTCTATAGTAACGGAATAAGCAGAGGAGGCATACAATGAGAAAATACACACAAAAGGAATTGCGCCAGCTTGTGCGGCTGGGTGTGGCAGAGGATTACACGAACAAGCCGAGCGAATATATTTACACGCTGCGCAGGCTTGAAAAGGTGGGCTACTCTTCCGGGGTGTATGGTATTAACGGCGGACTTGTGCAGGACACGGAAACCGGCGCATTATATGCCATTATCGGGCGTTGCTCTAATCTGTCTATCTTGTTTTAATGGGGGGGTTATATTATGAAATATAGTGAAATTATTCGGGAGATCGACAATATTTTCGATTATTTCAGATTTCATAACAAGAATTTGACAAAAACACAAGAAAATAAATTGCAAGAATTGCAAGATTTAATTCACGAACTAAGACAGACATGTCATTGACAGTTTGCACGCAAAGATAGTACGAGGAAAAAACAATGTATCTAATATTGACTATAATCTTTCTTCCGATCTTGGTCTTGATCGAGTGCGTAAAATTAAATAAATGATTATATACCGCCTGGGATCTGCTCCAGGCGGTTTTCTTTTGCGCTTAGCGTTCTCTTGTATAGCCGACAACAAAAAAACGACGCAAGCGGCATTGCAGCGCATTCAAGCGGCGCATGCTTAGCCAGCTTGCATTATATCCCACTCAGATCGCTTTTGAGCGGGTCTTTATGCTTTATAATGTAAACACACACTATGCCGCAGTAAAACTGCTTACACGGCGTTGTAGCAGCCTTTAATGCGAAATGGCCATTAAGGCAGCACACCGCAAACGCAAAAACCGCCAAACCCTATATTTTGGGGATCAGGCGGTTTTCTTTTTTTCGGTTTTTCGTCTGCGTCTCCGGTCAAAAGCTGCCGGAGCGGGAGTTTGTCCTGGCGGCGGTCTGATAGTCGCTTGATAGTCGCTGACGATTCAGCGATAGTCGGTGGCTTTTCCCCGATAGTCGAGTGAGAGTTATTCGGCTTCGCCGTCCGGCTGTATCATAGTCGTGAGCCCGCCATAGTCGCTCGGCATAGTCGCTCAGGAATCTACTTCATAGTCGCTGGCTGACGCGCCGATCACGTCCTCAAGATACTTTTTCTCCAAAGTCTCAGCCGGTATCTGCTCGCCAAGCTGCTGGGTAGGCGTTACAACGACCTCCTGCTTGTCCTGATATCCCATATTATTCTTCATAAGGAAAATTCCTGCTACGGGATTTATCTTGCCGTTTTGCATGTAATTTTCCATTTGAGCGTTCAAAATTATATATGCTTTTTTGAGTGCGACTCTGCTTTCGGCGGCTACAAAGTCGCTTTGAATGCCGTTTATCCACTTCCACAAAGTTCTTCTGTCAATGCCAAAAGCTAATGCCAACCCCGCAACAGAGGGTTTCATATCGTCATCAGCGCAGGTTTGGAAGTAGAGAGTAACACGTTCGAGGACGTTTTCAGGTTTTTTCATGTCGACCGATGGCCAACTCCACATTTTGAGGTTGTGTTCGAGATATTTGCGGTTATCGCCGGGTTCGGCTTGCACTGTGCTGTCAGGACGTTTGTAACCGCCTGCACCTTTAGGGTGGCCACGTCCGCGCTTGGGCGTTATTTCGGTCGTTGTTGTTTCGGTTGAAGTTTTGGTTTTAGATTTAGATTCTGCCATGTTAGTTATCACCTTCTGCTGTAGAATTATTGGTTTTGTGAGATTCGTGGAACGTCGGAACAGGAGAAACATCTCGACAAGATGGGCACTTAACAAATGCTAATTGTTCGAGGCCGAACGCAATTACTTCAACATCTGCATAAGGGCTGTATTGAAATACGCAGCCACAACGAGAACATTCTTTCGTAATTTCGTTGTTTTTCCCGGGTTTTAAAATTTTCATGCATTTACTCCTTTCGGTATCATATGATAGACTTCATAGTAAAGTTGATCGGCGTTTTCGATTGTTCTATTCTTGGCATAATTACAACCGGCAGCCTCGATTGATTTGTAGAATTCTGCAATTTGCATGTTGCTTTGGGTATATTGCTGCTCACGATTTGAGTTAATTATATAGGCGGCTATTATTTTGTTTTTGCGTTCAGCGCCTATAGCGGCGGTTATCATGCCTTTAGTGTGGAGGTCGTAGAGTTCGCGAGCTTGGTAATATAGCAGCTCATCAGCCGGTGATCGTTCGCCTTGCAAAGGCATGTTTTGCGCTGCTTGAAGTATGATATTTTTTGCAGTTATTGACAAATTGCTTATTTTGAACACCTCCAATTTTAGATTTTTTAATACAGGACAGGGGACGGGCGGGCACGCGGTTTCCCTATATAAGTGTTTCGTTTTCTTATATGGTGTACACCATACGCTATTTTACGGAATACTCTTTTTATATTACTTTACCTGTCCCCCTGTCCTGTAAAAGAGAAAAAAGATAGATAATTCAAGGGGTTGAGCCACGGGACAGGGTACGGGACAGGGGGAGGACAGGTCTATACCCCGCCCCGTTTTTGCTGTAACTTTTGCACAAAATCAACGTATTTTGATTGTGCAAAACGTCAAAAAGGTAATTCATTGATATTCTTGATAGCTCCCACTTTTTTCTGCCAACATCTTTGCCGACCATATTTCGCGGTATATTTTCTACCAATGTTTGTCCATTCAGGTATTGTAGCGACGATACGATAAATCTCTTGTGTCTCTTTCGGCGTTAAGTCTCTTTGGAAATCGCTGTCAGGAAATAGCGCCTCACATTTTAGCTCCTTAATGCATACGGTATCGCCCGGTGACTTCTCATCAAGGTACTTTTCAATAACGCCGATACGCCAATCATCCTCCATTGCTTCATCCTGTGCATGCTTGTATTCGGACAGCAGAGAACGATCTGCGAAAGCTGGCATTTTGCCTTGCTCAAATTTTACACGCGCTTCTGCCCAGCATTGAATGATATAGTCGCGGCATTCCTGCTCATGATCGTGTAGGTCATAACCATTGCTGTTGACTGTTACGGGGTAAAAACGGCGGTTGCCGGTCTTGTCGCGTAAGAATTGTTCGTTATTGGTCGTGCCTATAAAGATGCACCGGCGCGGAAACTCCATTGCATTAACGTCGTATGGTGGGCGATATTTGTCGCGCTGCCGTGTTATGTAGGACTTGACGGCCTCCTGCTCTTTCGTTTTTGTAAGCGCAAGCAGCTCCGCGACCTCGCATATCCACGCGCCTTCTAATTGCTCGATGGCCTTTTGACCGTCCATTTCGGTTACTTCGGAAAAATAGCTGTCGTTAATGGCAAGCCATTTGACAAGCGTGGATTTGCCCTCGCCCTGCTTTGCACCGATGAGTACGGGAACATCATCAAACTTGCAGCCGGGCAGATAGAGTCGGTTGATGCCACCGGCGAATATCAGGCGGCTGACCTCACGGGTATAGGCGGTGTCCTCGACTTTCGCCCATTTAGAGAGAAAATGTATGCAACGTTCTTCTCCGTCCCATTCAAGAGTGTCAACTATGTCCTTTATCGGGTTATATTCGCGTTCCTTCCACAAAATGCGTAAAGCGTCAGAGTGTTTTTTATCGCTGTACAGGCCGTAATTGGCTTCACAAAAGTTTCGGCTTTGTGCCGCATCCGCGTCCGACCATCGGCATATTTCGCCGTTATGCGTGATCTCAGGTGAATTGCGCAGCACATTAAAACGAATGCTGCTATATTCCATTCTTCCGCGCATGATTTTAAGAAAATTGTCGATAGTCGGAACGGGTACGCCCTTGTCGTTTAAGCGCAAATTGAGGTCGTTTCTATCTTGCGCCTGTGATTTTTTAAAATCAGCTTCAAGCTGCTTGTCCTTTTGGCGGTATGCGCCGAGCTGACGGTTAACGACTACTTTTGCGCCAACTTCTGCCGCTCTTATCTGCATAAGCGCCTGTATGCGTTCGCGTTCTATCACGTCGGGGATATCAAACGAAACCAAAACGGAATTGATAAGCTCGGTAGCGTTCATGTTCGCTATGGCCTCGTCCGTTAATTGGTTGCAGTCAATCAGTTTCGTCATACTATCCCCCCCTTATGAATACAGCATCAGTCGGTAGGCCGCACCGTCGATTTCTTTACAGGCAATAATGTAATGCTCGTCTAAAGGCTCTGTAGGGCTCTCAGGGGCATATTTGCGCTTCCACTTATCAAGTGTAGCATATACCCATAAAAGGCGCTCATAGCGCTGCTGGAGCTCTTTTTTAGCTTGCTTGCATTTGTTATATTCCGTTATTGCCGCATTATAGGTTGCTGTAATCTCGCTGTCCTCGCGTAAAGTCATTTTGCGGTCGGCCACTATCGGTAAGCCAAAGTCGTTAATCAGTTTTCGTGTAGACTGTTCAAAATCAAGGTTGAATAATTGCCCGGTAAAACTGATAACGTCGCCTGACCAGCCGCAGCCAAAGCAATGGGCGCTATGCCGGTTCTTGATTTTGAATGATGCCGTTTTCTCGGCGTGAAAAGGACATCTTGCAAAACCGGCGCGATTAAAATCAAGCCCGTAAGCTGTAGCGACAACAGCGAAATCAAGCATATCTTTTATTAATGCGCTTTTATGTTTTGCATTCACTTAGCATCATCCTTTCCAGCATTTCGCGCCCTTCACGGTAAAGGATATCGTGTATCAGATTGCCGCTTGTGCGTTGATCGCAGAATATGACCTGACAGCGATAACGCGCCAGCCATGCTAACAGCGACGCAACAAATGCCTGCGGTTTCATCTGACTGCGATAGTTGCCGCTGTAGGCATCTTCCCAGCACTGGTTTTCTATCAGCAGATAGATCTTTGCATCGGCAGCTTTGGCGCGTTCAAATTCCCGTGCGAAGCGTGCACGGCCATTGCAGAAGCATTGAGCTAATTCTGAAAAATCCATCTTGCGCTCTACGGCGGCGTTTAGCATCAGCCATTCGCCGCCTATAGAAAACTTCGCCGAGTAGTCGCCAAAATCGAGCTTACACCGTTCGTGTGGGCATCCCATGCCCTTTAATCGCGCTCTGAGGCGTGGTGTATCCTGTTCACGCGTATCTACTAATATCACCATGCCTTCGAGCGCATCTTCGATTTCGCGTGGTGTCATGGGCTTTAGAACGGCAGGTCGCTATCATCATCGTCCATTGTTGTGAACGTCGCAGCCGGATAAGCGGATGTAGTATTGGCCTTTTTAAGAGGCTTGTCCTTCGGCATTTTGAAATTGCCGTCGCGTACATCCTGCGCAGTGGTAACGGCGCAACATTCGGTTGTCCAGCCGGTATTGCCGTTATATTCCCATTCCTTATTACGGAACAGAACGCCGAGTCCCTTGCCCTTGAGTTTGGCTTCATCCCAATCCCAGTGGTAGCCGTTATTGGTTTCCTCAAGGCATGCTATAAGATTGTTAAATGATTTCTTCTGACTGTCGAAATACTGATTGCTTTCGTTCGGGATGTTAATGCGATAGCAACCGCGCCATTTCTTATCATCGTTGATGTTTGCGCGATAGTCTGCCGCGAAAAAGCCCTTGTGTTCACCTTCAGCAACGTCGAATTCGATTTTCAGGACGCTGCCCCAATCGTAATCGATAACGCTTGCGTCCATGATCTTAGCTACATAGCCGCCTGCCGGGAGTGTTTCACGCGCTGTGGCGCGTTCTGCTTTAAAGCCGTTGTAAGATTTAATCATTGTTTACTTGTTCCTTTCTTATTTCAATATTCAAGTGGGCAACTGACACCCACATATTTATCAGGCTCGGCGCACACTTCGTTATTAAGCATGCACCTGTAAGTATTGCATTTGTAGAAATAGCACTGTCGGCAGTTGATGTGTGCTTTGCCGGTCGCGTCTATCGGGAAAAATACCTTGACGGTTGCCGTACCCTCTACATAACCGGATACACCGTTTTCAAACTTAGCCATATCACAGCCCCCAGTACTCACGGATTGTTTGATCGACGAATTTTAAATCGTTCTCGATCTCAAGCTCAAACATGCCCTCCGGCGACTTGCTTATATCGCTGCCGTCAGACTGCGTGATAAACATATGCTTACCGTCGCGGACCACACATCGCAGCACGACAGTTGCCATGCCTTCAATGCATACTTTTTCATTCAGCAATTTGCCAATTGTGCGTATTTTGGTCTCGCCGTAATCGCTTGTGTCTTCGTGAACGACTATGTATACAATGACATCTTCGGGCAGCTCGTTTTTAATGAACATCAGCAGTCCCCAAAAGCTATCGGCAATGCTGTTATACAGATCGAATGAGCTTGATCCGCTTTTCGGCGCTGAGTGGCCTTGCATAAAAGCGTTAGTCATTAGATAACCGCTATCGTCGATGACTGCCGTTTTTACCGGCATCTTTTTCAGTCCGTTCATAATCTTAACAGGATTGTCGCTGACCATTGTATACTTAAATTTTTTTCGAAACGGCAAGCGCTTTGCGATAACGTTAACAAGAAAAATCTCGTCCTCGCCGAAGTTAAGTAGGCTTCGGCTTTTCCCGCTGCCGGATTTACCGTAAACAATAACGCATTCTCCCATATGGTTTGTGCACCTCCCTTGCGTCCTCTGCGTTTATAACCTCTGCGCCGATAAGCTCGGCAAGTTCTTCGGTCCGTAAATCGTTGATTTCTTCTCTAAAGCAATCGGGGCACAAACGCCGACCGTTGGAAATGTACATTACATCGTCGCCGTAAAACCAGCCGTCGCATTCCTGGCATATGCAATCGGGGGCAGGAAAATCAGGCGGCTCTAATGGCCGTTCTATAGAATACATATTCACTTTACCCTCTTTCCATTGAATAATCTTGCTTTTTTCTTTCGGCGTATATAGCCGTTGATCAATACGCCGTTCGGTGCATTATGCTTGTCCAAATACGCTTTTTTCGCCGCTTTATCGGCCTTGTTATCTGCGCAATAGGTTTTGTAGCTATCGCACTTCGCGTGGCAAAACGGCGTTCTATCCGGACAATTACGGCAGTCACTTTCCATGGTTTACAGGTTCAAAACCGTTACACCAGCCGTTGCGCTTATCGCAGTCGCAAGCGCACTGATCGCAGCACCAGTCGTAATAGGTGTTTTCACTGCGGCGGCAGATTTCACGGATAGCTACACGGTAATCATTTATTTGCTCGTTGAAATGGTTTGCCAAGCTGGCCATGCTGTCATAAAGACACATTGGAACACCGCCGAGAATATCAATCAGCCATTTACGTATTGCGTATAGTAGTTTTTTCATGTTTCCCATCCTTTCAAAATGCTATGCCCGAATGTTCGCCGCGTTCGGGCAAATCGACCATTTCAGGCCGTTTTATTTCCTGCTCTACAGCCCACGCTATATTCCATAGTGCCGCTACAAGGTGATGCGCTTCCGCGTCGCCCTGTATGTACAGGCTAAGATGCCGTATGCCGCTGTCTATCAAGCTGTGCTGGGGTATTCCTCGATCTACGTTCCTTTCCCCATAGTGGATAGCACCGCGTTCACAGTGCTGTGCAAGGGCGTGTATCGCCCCCCACGGCAGCAAATCATATCTGCCTTTCCCGTCGGCCTTATCTCTTACAGCGCCGGTCGAAAACTCGCGGCGTTCATCCTTTTCGAATTTCATTATCCTCCCACCTTTCGCCGATATCTTCTAAAAAGTGCAGAAATTCATGCGTATCTGCACAATAATATTGTTTGCCGTTAACGGTAACCGTGTAGCTGCCGTCGTGGTTGCTTTTGGCTTCCCAGCCTACGTTTTTTGCCATTATCGCCTACCATACCTTTCATCAAATGGCGTGAAATTCTCATCGCCCACTATTTCACGGATGCGCCGGTCAAGGACGGTTTTCGCATATACGATCTCATCATCGGCTTTGCTGTCCTCGACTACAAGGTCTGCGATCTCGTTTGAATATCTTACAAACGCCTCGCCGAATGCCCGTGCACGGCCTGAGCCTAAGCCCAGCACTTCATTAGCGGCCATAAACGCCGCGTCCTCCGCGAGCTGCATACGGTTACGCCCGTAAAGCTGTAGCTGAATGTTAACCTCACGCTGCACGGCTTTTGCAAATGCCGATTGCTTACCCATGCTTAGTCACCACCTTATGGCCTACGTATTCGTCGATACTCAGTCCGAGCGCATCGGCAAGGATTTCTATTGTATCTATCCAGCCGCCGCGTAGTGATTTGCGTTCAAGCAGGCTTATCGTGGTTTGGGCTATGCCGGATATTTCGGCCAGCCGCACGATGCTTAACCCTGCATTCATTCGCGCCTTGCGCATATATTCCCCGCGCGTCATTTTTGTCCCTTTCTTATCGTCGTTTTAACGCTTTCAACGCCGTCACGGAGTGTAGCCGTCAGCACATCGAAGTTTGCGTTTATGCAGTCCTCGTTGAGCTTTCGCGCCGTCGTTATCGTCTGGCATATATCGTCAGCAGCTTCGGTTATGGTGTTCACTGCCTCATCGAGCTTTTCAAGCAGTTTGATGATTGCCGTCGCCGTGTTGTCAATCGGCTCTGCTGGCGGTTTGGGCTGCGGCGCTGCTTCTGCCGCTTTGGGCGTTGCTCTGCGATACCGTACCGCCTCAATAGCCTCCGCGACCTCCTGCGGCAACTGCGTATCGAGGTATTCGCAAGCCCAGGCAATTACCCCGCCGGTTGTCGCAGACCGAGAATATTCTATTAACTCGTCCCACCGCTCATTGGCAATGTGCTTTACCACAGTGTACAGTTTGTTGCAGTAGCTCCCGCTCGTGCCGACCGCAAACGCCGCCTGTTCGCTCGTCTTGCCCATCGACATAAGTGCAATTATCTTCTCGTTCGTCGCGTTAGGAATTCGTCTTGCTCCCATTTTTGCCAGTCCTCCTTTTTATTTTTCCCAGTCAAGCGCCTGCCCGCAGTGAATGCAAAAAGCAAACGGAAAAAGCTCTCGATGCGATTGTTCGCAGTTTGGGCACTCGCAGTCATAGATTATGTAACCGTTATTGTCTATTGCAAAGTTTGTCGGCTTTTTCGGTATCTGCTTGTTAATAGCATTGATTGCTAAGTACATTGCCTTTTTGTCTGCTTTTGTGAATTGATTATTGTTTAAGATGCAAACCAGGCGTTCTTGTGCTTCTGCTGCTGTCATTCGTCAGGCTCCTTTCTTTTTCCTTCTGCTTTAATCGTCACTCTCAGTTCAACGGCCCGCCCATCTTTAAGTGTCCACTCATAGCCATTTGATGTCGCTTTCTTGCAATCCAGACCACCAAGAAGTTCTTGCACAAGATAGTCGCGGACAGCGCAAATTGCTTCGTCTGTACACTCAGTTTTGTTTTGCCACATATTTTCGTTACGACTATTTAGCGTCCCAGCATAGATGCCAAACGCGCCACAGCCAACATGATATTCAGCCATCGTTGTCACTTCCGTCCATCTTTGCGCCGCAATAGGGGCAGTATTTTTGCATTGTCTCTCCACGCAAGTTTGCATGGATATTATGCCAACTTCCGCACTCAGAGCATCTACAGCTGTCGTTTCCACAAAGAGGAGCACCAATCCACCGCCCATGCACCACCTGCACATAGCCCATCTGCACCGCCATGCGCTTGAATTCGCTTTTTGTCGGTTCGTGAATATAAATAGGCTCGACAGCAGGCGCACACTTAATGCGCTCGATAATTTTGTGAGCGCCTCGCATTTCTGCGCTCGTTATTTTTCCTCTTGCCGTATATACCACCGATTGTTCGATGTCATGTAACAGCGCTTCACGGTCTATGTATTCAGCCATTGTCGTTCTCGCTTTCTGCCTGATTTTTCAGGTTTCCCCACGCTGTGTAGCAACTCGGGCACAGATGGTTTCGACCAAATTCACCCCATCCATACGGTAGCGTATAGCTAAAGCTGCAATCATATCGTTCAGCCAGTTTGATTGCTCCGCAGTGATCGCAGATGAAAATTTTTCTCTTAACTAATGACATTGCTAATCCTCCATTCCGAACAGCCGCCGTTGTATTTCCACACACAGCGGTCACATTTTCCGTAGCATGGTTTAATCATTGGTTGCCTCCTCATCCCAATAGTGATCTACGAAATATCGCAGCGCGTCTTGCGGTTTGTCCTTGTCGGTGGGATCGTCCGACCAGTTTTCACAAGCTGCATCGCCCGGCGGCGTTACGGTCACCGGCATGCCCACGCTTTTAACGTAGTTTTCGCACACCCACCAGCTTTCGCCGTTGCCGCGGGTGTATTTTTCACAGTTAACGCAACTGCTGCAATTTTTATTAGTATCAGCCATTGTCAGTATCATCCCATTCTAACGGTTTGCCGCACATCGGGCATTTTTCAGCTTTCTGCTCTTCGACCAGCAGCCCCAACTGCCGCTTGCAATGCGGGCAGTACGGTATATGCCACCAGCCGAAACTCCTGCCGAGTTTCCATTTCTTGTCGCGGTAAAAAGGCTTTTTAGGTTCAGCCATCTTCGCCCTCCTCGATCTCGAAGCCGAACAACTTGAAAAGCTCCTCAAACTCCTCGTCCGTGCACTCAGGATACAAAGCATATACTCCTACCACCGAATACACAAAGTCTGCAAATGCTGACCACGCATCATTCTTTCCGTAGGCTTGTGTTGCAAGTTTTCTCGCTGTCTCATTTTTTACAAACAATAACTCTACATCGCCGGTGCTTGCATATCCCCGAACAATCCTTGCAAGCTCGCGCAATGTGCTCCTCTTTATCGTTTTCATTTTTTACTTCTCCTTCGGCGCATCCGGCAGCGGCATCCAGTGACTTACTTTTACTTCTAAGCCCCTTAAAAGCCAACTTTCTTTGTCATCGTTATATACCCCGACATCTGCTGCTTTTAAATAGGGCATATAAATCAGATAGTTGATGTAGGTGTTATCGTCGTCGTCAATCCATTCCTCGGGCAACTTCTCGCTGCACGGAATCCACTGCATTTTAAGTCGGTTTCGTAAACGCACGATTTCTTTATCTGTCCATTCAAGTTCCGCTCTCAGCGCTTCGTTTTCGCGCCTTAGGTTTTGGATTAAAAGATCAGTATCAGTCATATTGTTCCTCCCCACTGTTCAGTCATTGCTTTTGCTATGCCGATCGGCGTTTTGCTACGCAACTTTGCTCTTTCGTTTTTCGGCAAACGCCATGCATCGGCGTACCATGCGGGCATTGATTTTCCACTGTTAAATTTCTTCCTTGGCGGAGGCTCGACAGTACAAGTAGGCTGCAACGCCGGTAGCCCTTTAAGCCAAAAGCAAGTTTTCTTTTCATGAGCATCGCCAAACATATACGGCTGTACAATGCAATCTGGCTTGCGATATGCCGTAGACATAATTCCGACGGGATTTTCAACGGCTATTCGCTCGCAATCCGCTAATGCAAAATGCATGAAAAAGACTATAGCCTCATATCGGCTTTTATATCGCCGCCTTGCTGCATTGCCGTATTTTCCGATGTCAAACCATGAGTTGCCCGTGACTGTGAGATATGTGCACGGTGGGTGCGCGATCAGCAAATCCCACTTGCCCACATCATGTTCAACGCCGTCCATGGTAATAATTACCCCCCCATTCAGGGCTGCGAGCGCATCGCCGAGTATATGCCACTCAGGATGTCCGCCCGATGGCTCGATTATGTCGCAACTGTACGCTTCGTGCCCCTTTGCGCGGAACGCCTTGCACACCGTCTGGCTCTCCTCACAGGCTATAAGAACTTTCATTCAGTACACACTCCTAAACCAATTGGTAGTACCGTCGCCGGTGAAAAAGACAGCGTTCTTATCAAGCTCCCTCGCCACGTTCGCGCCCTGCTTCTCCATGCTCCAGCGCGTGAGCACGTCCAGCGCTACCGCTCGCAGGTTATCCCATACGGGGAAATTCGGGCTATAACCGTAAAACTGCCCCGACTGGCTCACCACGCCGATGATGGTATCGGGAAATCGCGCATCGTCAACGCGATTGAGCACGCACCACACGCACTTGCGCTGATTGTCCACCGTGCACCCGCGAGCCTCGCCGTATAGCATCTGCGCGAGCGCCGTAATATCAGCCTCGGTAAAGTACATCTCGTATTCGGGCTCTGCCACTTCCACTACGCACAGACCGTTTGTATCAACTTCGGGCGGAACGCCATCCGCGTCGGCCTTGCTGCCCCCTTTATCAAGGGCAAACAGTATCATGACTATCAGCGCCAGCAGAATCGCGCACACCTGCGCTATGATGATCGTGTATTTATTCATTGGCCGCCTCAACAAATTCGCCGCCCGAGAGTTTATACCATGTATCAGCCTTTATTATTTTGCCGTCAATCTGTGCTGATTTAACGCAAACCGGGATATAGCGCTGTTTATCGTTGTCGTATACCCACTCCGCAAGCGTTATCCAATTGCCGACTGCGCCTTTTATAACGCTGCCGATGCCAACAGCAGCGCCTACGCTGTCGTTGCCCGAAATATCAATCTTCGCATCGCTGCCCGAGCTGCCTATCTTCGCGCCGTCGCCTGAGCTGCCTATCTTCGCGCCGTCGCCTGAGCTGCCTATCTGCGCGGAGTAGCCTGAGCTGCCTATCTGCGCGCGGTTGCCTGAGCTGCCTATCTGCTTTGCCACAAGCACTATCAAAA